ATTTTTCAGACAATTAGAAGCTATTGATTTGTCTTATCGTTCTTACTTCCATTGTCCTGTTAGTTTAGATTATATGAAATCTAATTGGGATAAAAATGACCATACCGCAAAAGGTGTTGATGATAAAGTAATGAAAGAAAAAATAAATTACTTCCCATTGGGTGTTGGTGATTTACCTGAACCGGAACCATTCCCATTACCAGATAAAAAGATTTTAGTATTCAATCACAGATGGAATAACACAACAGGTATAAAAAAATTAATTAAGTTTACAGAAGATTTAGATAGAGATGAGTGGTTAGTTTGGGTTACAGATGATGAAGCTAAAAAACCAAAAGCAGGTGCACCAGCACCAGATTGGATGATGGTTAAGAACTTACCAAGTGGCGGAAATTATCGTTATCTATTAGACAAATGTTTTGCAAGTTTATGTTTTGTAGATGATTATATGACTTGGAATTTATCAGCTCAAGATGCTATTAAAGTTGGTAGACCAAGTTTAACTTATAAACACGATACACACGAGTATGTATTAGGTAAAGATTATCCTTTATATTTTAAAGACAAGAAATCATTTAAAGAAATGTTAGATAATATATCAGTTGGACAAACATTAGATTGGACTTTACCAGAACACGATAAACAATTTGAAGAAAACTTAGTTGGTGATTTAATCAACGCTTTAGATAGTAAAAAGAAAAAAGTAAACAGCACAAAATCTGGTGTAGAGTGGTTATATCACATTTTACAAGGAAATGGATATAAGAAAAATTTACTTCACAACTCACATCCAAATTTATTTTTAAGTAACTCTTGGGAAAAGATTAGATTATGGTGTTTGAGTAAAGGTGTATTAGATGACCCAACAAAAGAATTTACAAGACTATGGATACCTGATGAAAGACGAGATGAAATACAGAAAATAGTTGATGATGCAGGTGGACTCGGGGAAAATGGTAAAAAATTAGAACATTCATTAAAAGACCCGACTTTTAATGATAAAGAAAACCAATGGTGGTAAAATGAGAGAATTAACAGCAGAACAAATACAAGATAATTATAAAAAACTAATCAACAACATTCAGTTATATATAACTGGTGATAGAAAAGATAAAGTCTTAAAAATGTATAATGATATGGAAGATAGATTTATGATGGCTCCCGCAAGTGCTAAAGAACATTATCACAATGCAATGTTAGGTGGTTATGTAGACCATATAAATAGGGTAGTAGATTTATCATTAAAGATAAAAGAGTTGTGGGAACAAAATGGTTGTAAAGTTGACTTTACAGAAGAAGAATTGGTTTTTTCAGCTATTCATCACGACTTAGGTAAAGTTGGTGATTTGGAACACGATTATTATATTCCACAAGACAATGAGTGGAGAAGAAAGAATATGGGGGAAATATTTAAACACAATGAAAAATGTGAATATATGTCAGTAACAGATAGAGCGTTTTATTTATTACAAGCTTATGATATTCCTATTAATAAGAAAGAATTTATCGGAATCAGATTAACAGACGGAATGTATGAAGAAGCAAATAAAAGTTATTTAGTAGCTTATAAATCAGAGTTTCAACTTCGTTCAACTATACAATACATATTACATCAAGCTGATATGATGGCTTCTCAAATTGAAAATCGTTTAACAAAAGCTTCAATTGAGAAAGATGAAACAGAAGTTCAAGAAAGAATACAGAGTATAAAAAATGTTGTTGGTAGTCCTGATAATGTTACAGAAGAAAAACCTAAAATAACAAACGATTTATTTGAGGAATTATTTGGAGAAAAAAGATGATAGTAGAAATAATGTTAGGAATCTTTGTTGTGATTTGTTTAGTTCAAGGATATGCACTTTGGAACTTAATGATTAAACAAGAACAACTCGAAGATTGGACAGAGGGTTATATACAAAAAATTGGCCAAGTTAATCAAAATATTGATAGAATTGACTACAAAGGATATTTTGAAGCAGATGACGAGGTGGGTCAGATATTTGAACAGATTAAAGAAGAAGTAAATTCATTAGAAGAGTTAACAGACGAAGGAGTATTAAATGCCAAGAAAAGCTAAAAAAGGTTCAGCAAGATATTATTTTACACAGAAAACAGAGGACGCTATAATTCGTTATAATAACGAAGAAAGAGCTCCTATGAGAAATAAGATTTACAACGACCACATAGCTGCGGCATTTGATAAGTTATGTGAAAATATAATTCACACATTTAAGTTTTATTACTTTGATGTTTCTTCGGAAGAAGTAAAACACGAAGTGGTTAGTTTTTTAGTTATGAATATGCATAAATTCACAGAAGGTAAAGGAAAAGCTTTCTCTTACTTTAGTATTGTAGCTAAAAATTATTTAATTTTACATAATAATAACAATTATAAAAAAATGAAAACACACGATAAAGAAGATGTGTTGGATTGGGATAGAAGTATCCAAACAGAGATACAACAAAAAGATACAAGTCAAGCATATAATGAATTTGTAATACAAATGTTAGAATACTGGGATAACAATATGAATGTAATATTCAGACGACAGAAAGATATTCGTGTCGCTGACGCAGTATTACATATTTTTAGAATAAAAGGTAATATAGAAAACTTCAATAAAAAGGCGTTATACATTTTAATCAGAGAAATGACGCATTCAAACACACAACACATTACACGAGTTATCAATGTAATGAAGAAATATCAGAAAGGCATTCACAAAGAATTTCAAGTAAATGGATTCATTGATACGAAGACCACAGGGTCATTTGTAATCCATAATTAATATATACAATTACTTATTACAGAATTTGAGTTTATTGCCACTACGGGATAAGCTCAATGTTAGTTCAATAATACGGAGGATATAGACTATGAAAGATATCGTAACAACAATAAAGGGATATGTAAATGATTTACTTCAATTATCATTATCACTTATTGCATTCGGAGCAGTAGCAGGGATTTTATTTCCAGGTGGAATGTTTGGAATGGATGTAATCGGTAATCTGATATCATTAGTTAATAAGTTTGGGGAAGCTGGTTTTGCTGGTTTCATCACTTTAGTGGTATTAGTCGGTTTATTTCGTAAGTAGGAACACGAAATACATAAGCAATAAAATCCTACATATTGCTTAATTAAAAATTGGGAACAGAATAAAATATTTTGTTCCCTTTTTTTATTTCCATATATTTATTACCAAAGGATTATATTATGTCAAACGATTATGAAATATTCAAAGGTAAATCGTTAGCTTCACTCTTTCAAGATATTTACGAAAATCAAAACTACAACAGAAATCAATTAGATGTTTTGACAAAAAATATTACAGCAATGATAAAAGATGGCGATACAGCAGTTCAAATTATACCAATGATGAAAGAATACTTAGAAATCAATGTTAGAAATGATGAATTGTTGATTAAATTAGCATCCATTGTTCAAAAGATTATGACTGCCGAAGGTAAAGGTGAGTCTGAAAGTGAATTTGGTTTATCTGAGGTAGAAAAAGAACAGATACTTAAAACCATAGTGGAACACGATACTATGGATTTACAACAAGCAACTGATAAGATTACAAAAGAAATAAGTTCTTCTAAAAAAGATTAAAAAATGCCATTTAGAGATTATAAATCAAAAACTATAAAGATAAATACAAGCCCTTTTATGAGTAAAGTAAAAGGAGAAATACAATCTTTAATTCAACAAAATCAATATGATTTTCACGAACAAGAAGCAGTAGAAGTTACTAATGTTTTATTAAAAGAAGATAATCTACCAAAAAATAATGGTGTTAAAAATTATAAATACTATGGAGCAATAAAAGGTCGTTGGATTGAGAACAAACAACAATCTATATTACCTTTGGGTGAAATATGGATTTTACCATTAGACTCAAATATTAAAAGATATCCTGTAATTGGTGAAAATGTTGTGTGTGTAAATCATCTTGGTAGAACATACTATACAACAGTTGTAAATATAAACAACAATCCGAACCATAATAAGTTAATAGGATTAAGTTCATCAGGAAAAGGAACTCAAGAAGATATAAATCAAATTTATGAAGGTGGTGAAAAAAGACATAGACAACTTAATGTAAAAGCTAATCCAGGTGATTTAGTTTTACAAGGTAGGCAAGGTCAATCAATAAATTTAGGAAGTCACCAACAAGTAGTTTCATCTATAAAAATGGTTGCAGGACATAATCCAAAAAATGATTATGATATAACAAAAGACGGAGCTTCTATTTATATACAAGATGGTGGTACTGTAAGAATAAAAAACCCAAACCCAAAATATTCAGATGATATTATTGGTGGTAAAAAAATTATATTAGATGCAGACCATATTGTTCTAAATGCTAAAACAAGTATTAAAATACAATCTGGTGATGAAACAAAACTTATTGGTAAAGTCGTTGATATAGCACACAATAAAGATGGACAAATTTTTATGGGAGAAACTGCAGACTTTATAACCAATTTAGAAAAGAAATTTTTAGCAGAACTTGATAGGGAACTTAATAAATGTATTGACGCTTTTTTGAGTATTATTGCACCATTACAAGAAGATTTTGAACAAATAGTTGAGTTGGTTGAAAAAGCAATAGAAGCACCAGGAAGAATAAAAAAACTTATAAAAACTTTTAGACAAGCAAATTATGAACCAACAGTAAAATTTACAGAATATGATAGATTGACAAAAAAATTTAGGAAGTTAAATCAAGAACTTCAAGATTTAAATGAAAAAGAACTACCAACTAATGCACCAGTAGACCCTGTTAAGAGAATAAGAATAATGACAGAGATGGCAGGAGTAATAAGAGATTTATCAAATCCAGAAAATATTTTAAGATTTAATATAAGTTTACAAAATTAAAAATAATAGGAGTAAAAATGAAATCGAATAAATTAGTATCATTAATAAAAGAAGTTGTCAAACAAGAGGTTAAAAAACAGATAACTGATATACTTATTAACGAAACAAATATTCCCAAAGTAAAACCAGTAGTTAAGAAGAAAAAAGTTGAGAAAAGGAATTATACAGATAATCCAACACTTAACAAAATTCTAAATGAAACTGCACAGAATCCAAAAGAGGAGTATCCAACATTAGGCGGAGGAACTTTTGATTCAAGTCGTATGACTGAAATGTTAGGATATGGCGGTGGTATGGGAAATAAGGAAGTTAAACGAGAAGTAGCGGCCGCAAGCACATTACAAAGTGCCGGTATGAATCCAGATGACGCACCAGAGCACTTAAAGAACGCACTGACAAGAGACTATTCTGGTTTAATAAAAGCTATTGATAAGAAAAAAGGTAAATAATGGCAAGTGCAAGAGAAAATGATTTAAACCCAGATATTTTCATAGGTTTAAAACTTCCCTTCAACAGAGATAAATCAGGTTTGTTTGGTAGAACACAAACAACATTAGAACAAGCTGGTTCTAATATAAAAAACCTTTTATTAACTGCTAAAGGGGAACGAGTAATGCAACCTGACTTCGGTTCTCGTTTAAGAGAATTATTATTTGAACAATATACAGAAGATTTATCATCAAGAATACAATCAGAGATACAAGAAGCAATATCCACTTGGTTACCTTACATTAATATTTCTAATGTAAATATAATTCAATCAGATGAAGACCCTAATACAACTAATGTTAGTATTGATTTTGCATTGAACTATGAACCAGATAGATTTGAAAGTAATACTTTAAACTTTGAAGGAGATTCAGAATCAACAAGTGTTGGTTATTAGGAGTAAACAATGGGATACGAATTAACAAGTAAAAAGAAAAATAAAGAAGTAAGATATTTGAATAAAGACTTTTCTCAATTTAGAAATAATTTGATTGAGTTTTCTAAACAATATTTTCCAAACACTTATCAAGACTTTAATGAGTCATCACCTGGTATGATGTTTATTGAAATGGCATCTTATGTAGGTGATGTTATGTCATTCTATTTAGATACCCAAACACAAGAAAACTTTTTATTATATGCTAAGGAAAAAGAAAACCTATA